GCTGTCCGGGGCGAAGTCGCTGGGCACGTGGGCGCTCGCCTCGGCCAAGTCGGCCGCCTCAGCCATCGCGTCCGCTGCGGCGATCGTCGGCCAGAAGGTCGCCATGATCGCCGGGAAGGTCGCTACCGGGGTGGCCACCGCCGCGCAATGGTTGTGGAACGCTGCGTTGACGGCTAACCCGATCGGCCTGGTGATCGCCGCGATCGTCGGGATTGTCGCCGCCCTGGTGCTCGCGTACAACAAGGTCGGCTGGTTCCGCGCAATCGTCGACACCGCATTCAGGTTCATCGGGAACGTGGTGAAATCGGTGGTCGGGTTCATCTCCAGTAACTGGAAGACCCTGCTCGCGATCCTCACCGGCCCGATCGGTATCGCGGTCCGGCTCATCACCGCGCACTGGTCCAAAATCAAGGCCGGGTTCGGTGCCGTGAAGAGCTTCATCGTCGGCGCGATCGCGGCCGTCGGCAACTACTTCAAGACCCGATGGAACGCGATCGCAGCGGTCGCCCGAGCGATCATCACCGGACTTAAGGCGGGCTGGTCGGCGGCCCGCAACTTTGTGACGTCGATGGTCACCCGGATCGTCTCGACGGTTGTCGGGATCAAGAACCGGGTGACCGGATCGCTCGGCCGGGTGTTCGACACGCTGAAGAGTGGCGCAACGAAGGCCAAGAACTGGGTCGACGGCAAGGTCAGCGCCCTCGTAAACCTCATTACCGGGATTCCCCGGCGAATAGGCAACATGGCGTCCGCCATATCCGAGCCGTTCAAGTGGGCGTTCTCCCGCATCGCCCAATTCTGGAACAACACCGCCGGGAAGCTCTCGTTCACCGCGCCCTCGTGGATGCCGGGTATCGGCGGTAAGGGCTTCTCGATGCCGCAGCTCCCCACCTACCACACGGGCGGCGAAGTGCTCGGCCCGAAGGGCCAGGAAGTGCCCATCATGGCGCTCGCCGGTGAACGGGTGCTGTCCCTCAAGGAGACCGCCGCCTACGACGCCGGCCGCCCCTCCGGCCGTGGTGGCACCGATCCGATCTACCAACTGAGAGGTGCCACCGTGGAGCTTAGCGTGAATGCCCGAGGGTTTGCCGACGGAATCCGCAAGGCTGAGCTGGTGCGCCGATGAAGCTCGGATATCTGGACCTCGGCGACGGTGCCGGTATCAGCGCGTCGCTTGAGGATGAGGTGCTGACCCTCTCCGGGTCGCTCGACGCCGGCGGGCTCGCCGACGCGTTCGGGCCGAGGGCCCAACTCGCCTCGATGCGCTCCGGGCTCATCCTCCCCCTCTACGCCGAAGAGGACGACAGGTTTGGCATGACCGAGCTGGACGGGCTCTACGAGCTGGGGCAGGTCGGCTCTGAGTACAGCCCCGGAATGCCGTGGGCGATGACCCTCCGGCGCCTCGCAACCGGGTCGGTTGAGGGTGAGGTGTCGTCGGTTGGCAAGATGTTGCCGGTGGTGTCACCAGTCGTGTTCGCTGCAACGTTCCCGCGTGTTGGTGTGCCGGGTGACGTTGCCGCTCAAGGACCTACCGTCAACGCTGACGAGACGGTCGACCTGGATGAGGGGCGGGTGCGGACGGTCTCGCACTCGTCACTGGTGCAGGCATGGACAGCGTTTACGTGTTCGCCGGGGGAGTGGCTTGCCGGGTCACCGAGGATCGAGATTCAGTTGGCGGGCGCATGGTGGCCGATCCACGGCCAGCCGCCCGCTGGAGTGCCCGTCAGGGTCCACAACGGCCGTGTCGGGTTTCGGCTGCCAACAGGAGGGTCGACCGCGGCCGCGCTGCGCATCAACGCGGCTGGCGCCGTGGATCGCACGTACGGGGTCACCATTTCGGACAGTGGCGGGTTTCAGGGCCCGGTCGCAGCCGCGGGCGTCGAGGTTGTCCGTGCCGACTCGGAGATGGTGTGGGTCCGGTGGGTTCAGAAGCGCCAGGACTGGGGCGCAACTCGGCAGCTCTCCGGCCTGTCCTCCGATCTGGTGGTTCGCCGCGGCGTGTCGGGTCTCACCCTGTCTATGTCGATCTCATCGCGAATCTCGATCGCCGCCAGCAACAATGGGGCGCAACTCGACAGCCCGGCGACCACGACGGTCGGCGCTAAGGCGGGCGACCTCTACTTCGTTGGCCAGCAGTCCTGCTCAGTGTCGGGCACGACATCGACCTTGATCGACTCGCTCCCTCTCGTGAGGATTGAGAGCGGGGGGACGTACCGCACCAGGGCGTGGGCAGCACCGACGATTTGGGTGCTCAGGTGATCGAGGAACGCATAGAGGCCGCTGGCGGTGGAACCGTCGAGCTGATTGATCCCCCCGGCCGGATCGAGGCGGCGATTGGTCATGTCGGCCATTCGGCGACGTCGTGGGTGATGGTCACACCGGGCCGCATCCCACCTTGGGCACTGGCGGCGATGACCCGTTCGGACGTGGCCAGCCTCGCCTCTGCCACCGCGCTACTCACCCAGACGAGCCGGACAGGCAGCACCCTAGAACTCGGGCTCTCAGGGCTCTCCCACTACATGGCCGATTCGTCCGGCCAGACCGAGGCCGGGATTATCCCCGGCACATTTGTCGGGTCGAACCTCACCCTCGCCGACTGCGCGGCGCTCGTGGCCGGCACCACATTGCTCCACATTGTTCGACGGGGCACAATCTCGGCCGGGATCGGAGCGCCAGCGAACGTCACCCTCGACGGCGAGCACCACGACTCGCTCAGTTTCACCAAGTGGCTCGCCTACCAATTTCGGGCCAGCTGGCGGGTGATCCTCAAGTCCACCGCAGATGGCATGTGGCCGCACGTCGACATCGGCACGCTCGGCGACCTCTGGGGCAACGAGCTACTTACCCGGCATCTAGTCACCCCCGACATGGCCTCAGCGCCGCCGATGGACGGGACTTGGCTCGTGGGCTCCGCCGTTGGCTCGTGTCGGATCATCCGAGGGAAGGTCAAGCAGGACGGCAACGGCGAAGGGCTGATCTCTGACAGCTGGGTTCACGCCGACCCGAAGGACAACGACATCCCTGCGATCGTCGGCCGTGCAACCGCTGCACTCGACGTCCAACACGTCAACGGGCTCGGGTACCTCCGCCGCCACAAGCGATTCCAGTCAACCAACAAATGGCCCAACGCAACTCGCATGAATGCCGTCGCTGAACAGGTGCTCTCCATCGAGGGCCAACCGATCGAGTCGTGGTCACTCGACATCGACAACCCTACCGATATCGGACGTCTCCCGCTCGGTGCGCCGGTCGGGCTTATGGATGCCAAGGCGGGGATCTTCGACACCGACACTGAGGCCCAGGTTGGCGCCCACGGTGCCGCCCCCAAGCTCGGTGCGCGGGTGATTGCCCGCAAACTCCCTTGGCGTGAGGGGATGGGCTGCTATCTCGCCCACGCCGGAACCGATGAGGGCTGGCGGGTTATTGACCTATCGCCCTATATCGACGAAGAGGAAGGGGCGGTGGAGATCGCCCAGACCGTCGGCCGGTCGACGCTCGCTGACGCCATCTCTGGCACCGCCCGCATCTAACCTCCCACCTGGAGGACTTCCATGAAACGGCTCACCCTTGCACTCGCCGCGCTCGTCATGCTGACCGCATGCGAGCCGTCACCACCGGCAACGCTGGTGATCGGCGACAGTAACACGGTCGGCAACTCGTGGGTGACCATGCTCGGCCCGAACTGCACACCCGACGTGTGGGCCTGGGGCGGAGTCGGCGTCTTCTGGGGGTCATCCACCTACGCTGGGGGTATCAGCCTCTCTAACCATTACGAGACGATTCTGGCCGACCGCCCCGGCGCCCATGTGGCCGTGATGCTGGGGACCAATGACGCCGTGCACACCAATCAGCCGATCCCAACCGTCGCCCAGCTCAACACGTTGGCCGGGCAGATGGTTAGCGCCGGGGCCGCGTCGGTCCGCTGGGTCACCATCCCACCGCTAGCCGACACGCAGCCCACGGCGAAGCGTCAGCGAGTCGCTGACTGGAATGCAGCCATCCTCGCCACGCCGAACGCCGTGGACTTGCGCAGTGCTTTGGGGTCGACCTTGGACCCGTCCGAGCGCGTCGATTCGATTCACCTCTCGCCTGAAGGCCATGGGGCGCTCGCCTATGTGGCCGCAGGGTCACCGATCTGCCAGTGACCCCCTAAGCGTCCGTCTGCGGGTCGTCATCAGGGGCCCGCACCAACCACCAGACCGGGACCCCGCTCGTCGCCATGGCGTGACCTGACGGCCCCGGAAATGAACGGAGGACCCCATGGAACCCGTGGACGACCCGCGCGCTCGAGCGGCCGCACAACTGGCCGACGACCCCGACGTCGAGGTGATCGACATCGTGGCCGCCGCGGTCGACACCAACCCCGACCATGGGACCAACGATCCCGGCGACGAGTTCGGCACATGAGGTCCACCGCCGAGCTTCGCATCCTGTGGGCGCCCGCGTGTACCCCACCGTTCGCCCGCCTGAACCTCTACGGGGAAGGCGTCGTCACCGTCGACGTGCTCATCGTGGACGCCGTGAAGGCTCTCAACGCCGTGCTGATCGACTGGGACTACCGCACCCGCCGGGCCGACACCGGCGCCTACAACTGCCGACAGATCACCGGCGGCACCAACTACAGCCTGCACGCCTACGGCATCGCAGTCGACCTCAACTGGAACACCAACCCCTACGGCCGCACCCTCGTCACCGACATGGCCATCGGCATGATCGAGGCGATCGAGGGCATCCGCACCGCGGGCGGCGTGCAGGTGTGGCGCTGGGGTGGCCGGTACTCCAACAACAAGGACGCCATGCACTTCGAGGTTGTGGCGTCACCCGCTGAACTCGCCCGCGGTATCCAATCGCAAACCACCACCAACACTGAGAGGCTCATCGTGACCCCCGAAGACGAACGCAAGATCCAGGCCATGCTCGACACCCAAGGCAACCGCATCATCGAGTTTCTGACGGCCGTTATCGCCGATAACTTCGCCACCAGCCTCAACAAGGTCGCCAAGTGGACGAAGGCCATGTCCGATCTCACGGTCGACCGGGTCAAGTCGGGCAAGTGATGATCGCCCCGCACCCGGCGGGGCGTCTCGGCTGGCGCCTGCGTGTGTACCTGGCGATCGTCGCCGCCCGGTCGCTCGGCACGGGTATCACCTACTGGGCGTCAGCCCCGCGCATCTGGCGGTCCCCGGCGTTCGACGTCATCGAGGTGCTTGCCCCGCTCCGCACGTTCGCGATCGTGTGGCTGGTGCTCGGCCTCGTGGCCGTCGGCGGTGTCCTCTTCCCCGGGGAGCGCGGCATCCGTGGCGTCCTGGTGACATCGTTCGGCCTTGAGCTTCTGCTCGGGCTGGGTGTGCTGCTGGGTACCGCATCGTCGCCTGCGGTGGTCACCTGGTTCACGTTCGCCGCGATCGATCTGCTCGTGGTCGGGACGCCGTGGACTCGGATCGGTGGGCTGTCCGATGAGTGAGTGGGCGTCGGTCCTCGTGGCCCTCATCTCGGCGGCCGGTGTCGGGGTCGCTGCCTTCATCGCCAACCGGGCGCAGACGGCCAGCAACGCACTCCGTGCCTCCCTGGATGCATCGACAGCGCAGAACGCCGCACAGGCGGCGCTCTACGACGGATACGGCGACCTCAGCGACCACTACCGCACCCATCTGAACGACCTCGACGCTCAGCTGGTGACGATGCAACAGGCTTTCCGTCGGGCGACCGAGGAGCACGCAGCCTGCCGGTCCGATTTGGCGACACTCCAGATCGAGTGCGCTCAACTCCGTCACGACCTCGACATTCTGACCGCTGGAGGCCACCCATGACCGACCCGACGGACCCAACAGACCGGGTGATCCGCACCGCAGGACAGGCCACCATCGGCGGCATCGTCGCCGGTGTGCTCGTCGCCTTCGGTGTGGTGACCGAGGCGCAGGGGATCGCCGTGGCGCCGCTCATCACCGTAGTGGCCGCCTTCGCCCAGAACTGGCGGGGCACGTCGGCGTGAAGGCTTGCGCCGACTGCCGCAACTACCAACCGCTCGACAGCGACGTGGGCGAGTGCCGCGCATCGCTACCGATCGCCGTCGACCTGCACGGCGATGACCCCGACTCGAAACAGGCAGTGCGGGCCGCCCTGGACTGACCAACCCAGCGCCCCCAACCGACCGATACCCTCGCCCCACCCCTCACCGGGTGGGGCTGCTGGTCGCGCTTTGGTCGCGATTTCGCTGCTCGTTGCGTCATTCTGCGTCACCCGGACCCTCCAAATGCACGCAGAATGACGCAGCGGCACGCAGCGACACCTTACCCTGACAGGTTCGAATCCTGTACGGCCCACACGTAGAGCCGTGACCGCTTTCACCTACGGGTGACTGGGGTCACGGCTCTTTCGCGTGATGAGCCTTACGGCCGTTGGTCGCGTGATTGCGCGCGGTTTGTCGCGGAACGGCCTAGATTGGTCTCATGGCGGGATCTTTGACATGGAGGCCAAGCAGGGTCGACAGCCGCGATGGCAGCTGGTACGTCCGGGTCCCCTGGAAAGATGCGGCCAGCGTTCGCCGCTGGGATTCGGCATCCATCAAGGCATCCGACCACGGTGGCAAACGTGCGGCAAAGGTGGTGGCCGAGAAGCGGGCGCACGAACTGGCCGACGCCCGCCGTGACCAGGCCGAGGACCCCGCCACGCTCGCCCAGCTCACCGTTGCCGACCTCGGCCGCCGATGGCTTCAAGCGACCGCCACGGACCGCTCAGCGGACGCACAGCGCAACGTCGAGCAGTACGGCCGGGACTACATCGTGCGCACCATCGGACGCGTGAAGCTCGCCGACGTGGCCGCCCAGCACATCGGCCAGGTGCACCAGGCCACAAAGGTCGGCGTGTCGGGTCGTCCGCTGTCTGACGTCACCCGCCGGCACGTTCACACGACCATGGTGGCCATGTTCGGCTGGGCGGTCAGGCACCGGCTCATCGACCGGGCGCCCACCGACCAGACACGCCCCCCCAAGGTGTCGTTCACTCGCCGTCAGGTGATCCCCGCCGGCGACCAACTCGCCGTCGTCCAAGCCGTCGAAGCGATGTCGCCCGATGGCCCGGTGTGGATGATGGCCTGTGCTGTCCGCCTCGCCCTCGCCGCCGGTGTGCGCCGTGGTGAGCTGGTCGGGCTCCGCTGGGGCGACTGGGACCCCGGGGTGCAGGTGTTGACGGTGGCCCGGTCGGTGCTCCGTGATGGCACGATCCACGAGGGCGGCAAGTCTGAACGGCTCCGGCGTGTCGTGCTCGCCGACGGGATGGCCGCGTGGCTCGAGAACTGGCGGGAACGCCTCGACGGGCTGGCCATCGATCTCGGGCTCGAGAGCCGGGGCCCAGATGATGTGATCCTCACGTGGCCGACTCAGCGCGGCCCGGTGGCGTGGCGCAAGCCGTTCAGGCCCGCCGAGGTGGGCGAGTGGTGGGCGGCCAACCGGGCCGAGGTCGCCGAACGCTCAGGGGTCCCCGTGGTCGCCTCGGTGACCTGGCACGGGCTCCGCCACTCGGCCGTTACCGCGCTCATCGAAGCGGGCGTGTCCATCCACGATGTCGGGGCGGTCGTCGGTCACTCTGCGGTGGCGACCACGATGGGCTACTGGCGCGACGGTGGTGCCGCTGCCAGGAGGGTCGCCGACGCCTCACCGCTCGGCTAGGTCGACCATCTCGGCGGTGCGAGTGAGATCAGCCAGCCGTGGAGGTCTGGCGGCCAGACGTGAGCGGTTTGCCCGCAGTCGTTCAAGTCCCACCACGCTGCCGGGGCGTTGTCCTCGATGATCGCCCACCAGTCGGATGCGCCCTTGTCCGGGGCGACCTCACCCGAGTCGATACCCAGCGAGTCATGGGAGCGATAGGTGTAGCTACCGATGGTGGTCGTTTCATGGATGTAGGCCTGCTCGCACAGAACGTGACACCGTGACCGGACCGGACCGTCACCTGGCCAGAATGTGGTCCACACGCGGTGGAGCATCCCTGCCGGGATCGTGTCATCGCACAAGGCGCAGACGTGGCCCTTGCGGCCGCGTACCACCCTGCCAAACGGCGACGGCGTGTGGTCCAACTCAAGGCGGTACGTCGCGTCGCTCACAGCGCACCCCCGACGCCGCTGGCCACGAACAGGGGCGGTCACGCTTCGAATCCCGATGCGTCTTCAAAACTGGCGGCAAGGACCATCGCCAGTTTGGTGGCACTGACCGGGTGACGGTGGGCGAGCATGTCGCTCCACGCGGCGACTAGCGCCGAGCGTTGGGCGGTGGTGACGGGCTTGGGCATGTCGCACCATGACACGGTGTCATCTCCGTCAAGCACCGTCGCCCACCCCTCCACCGTCGCCAGATCGGGCTCGTTGGTTGGGTCGATCTGATCGGCCGCACGACGCAAAGTGATGCCTGCCTTAGTGGCGGCCATCGAAGGTGGCCGCTCGATGTAGTCGGCGAGAGTGCGAAACGCCCCAGCACTCCCGGCAGGCAGCACCACGCCATCAGCACCCGCCGCCAAGAGTTGGAGGCTCTTCACGACCTCATCCATACAGGCATGGAGATGGCGGGCCAAATGCAGCACCTCTTCGCAGGTGATCGATTCGTTCATCACCGCATCGAGCAGCGAGTTGAGGTCGCCCAGCTCTTCGCGTGTGCCGGCCAGCTCTTCGGCCAGCTCGTCCATAAGGTCGGCCGCCCGGGCGGCAGTCTTCGGTGTCACGTCAGGCTCACGCAGGTTGCGCACCATTCGCACAACGTCGTACCCATTGACCGTCATCTCATGCTCCTATCGTTAGGCCCGCTGCGATGGTCACAGCGGGCAGTCGTCACGTCATCGTGCAGCACCTCACGCGGGCCGAACGCCTTGCCGTTTCGGGTCGCCCACAAGCCCAACAGCGACCACCCCGCGAGCATCACCAGATGCCCCCACCAGGCGACCGCCGACACAAGCGCCGTGCAGATCCCGGCGAACGCCATCGCGACAACCGTGCGGTGACTCACGACCGTCTTGGTGCCGTCGAGGATCGCCTGAGCGTGGCGCGGGTGGATGCTCGCAACGATGTCCCTCATGTTGCCCACACGTTCGCCTGGCTCACGTCGGCTCGCTTTCGTTGGTGTTGTTGTTGGACTGGGGGAAGTGCTGGATGACCTCGCCATCGAGGAGGTGGCCGCCAGGGCGACGCTTCATCGTTCGGGTGTGCTTCGGGCATCCGATGACTCCTGTTCGGTTTCGGTGTCATTCAACGACACGCGGTGCCGGGCGCGTGCCCGGTTGATCGTCGACTCCGACACCCCCGCATCGGCCGCCGCTTGAGCGACCGTACGGGCCGCCAACCATGCGGGGTCATCGACACACGCCGGACGCGACACGGGACGGCCCGGCACGTCAGCCGACAGGCCAGCGTCGCGCACCAACGTGCGGACGTGCCGCTCACTCACGCCGAGCCGCTCGGCGATCTCGGCGTGAGTGAGGCCCATGCGGACCAGTGATGTGATGGTTGGCTCCACGACGGAACTCCTTGTGGTGGATGCCTGACAGACGTCAGGCTCCTCCGGCGGTCAGGTCCATGTGGTACTGCGCCAGTTGTGCGAGGCGGTCGAGCCCGGGGCAGTCGTACACGTACGGGCGCTCGGGTGTCGCCCTCATCGGGTGGCCCGTTCGGCGTTGAGGCGCTCCACCAGCTCGGCCACGGCGCGGCGGTCGTCGTCGTCGTCGAGAGCCTCCAGCATGGCGGCGACGGTGGGCAGGTTTTCGGGTGGCGGGTGTTCGGTCATAGGTGGGACTTTCGTGGGTGGTGAGTGAAGGTGACTGTCTCGCCACGGGCGCCGGTGTCTCCGGCGGCGGGCAGGGCGAATGGGGCGCGTGAGCGGGTGGCGATCGCCAACGGCCCGGCGCGGCCGGTGCCCAGGGCCCGTAGTCGGGTGGTGCCGTCCATGCTGTGGACCATCTCGACTCGCACCGTGACGGGTGCGGCTTCCACAGCGGCGGCTGTGGCATCCCAGCGGGCACGGCACAGCCGGGCCAGGTGGACACCTCCCACCGTGAGGGCGGCACCCGCGGCGGCGATCACAGCAGTAGCAGCAGCGAGGGCGACCAGCAGCGCCACAGCGGCAACGATGGCCATTACGGCATAGGCGGCGGCGACCACCACAGCGCCGGCGGCGGCGATACCCAGCACGGCGACCAGCACGGCACCTATCGGCCCGGCGGCACCAGCGGCACCCCCGGCGGCACAGCCACACTCGGCGATGGCGACAGCAACAGCGCGGCTCATCTTCGGGCCCCCGCTCTCATCGACAGCCACCAGGCGCCCAGACACACCAGCGGCGGCACCAGGGCCAGCAGCGGTGACGGCCCCCAGACACCCCAGTAGGTGCCGACCACGACAGCGGCGACCAGGTACCCCCAGCCGGTGCGGCGCATGAGGGCGAGGTCACGGCGGCGGCGCTCCAGCTCGGCAGCAACCTCGGCGGCCACCAGCTCGGCCAACGTCGGCGCGCTCATCGCCCCAGCTCCCCATCTCGGGGCGGCGGGGGCGGGGCCAGTTGCGCGCGGATCGCTCGGCGGGTTGCGGCCGGTAGGTCGTCGACGTCGTCGAGGCGGTGTTCTGTCCGTTTACCGGTCGTCGGGTCGACGACGACCACCAGGCGTTCCACCGTGTGCAGCTCCCGGGGTACCGGTGGCGGTAGTGGTGCGGGTGGTGATTGGCGGCGCGTGTGGGCCCCGACCCACAGCCCGGCGCCCAGGGCGATAACTGGCAGTAGGTAGTAGATCGCGGCGACGGTCGCAACGGCGGCGGCGATCGCCGCAACGGCACCCGGCCAGGTCTTGGGCCACTTCATAACCAGTTTGGTGGGCCACTTCATGGGCCCACCTCCCAGCCGGTCGCGGGTGGGTCCCACGGTGCGGGCCCGTCGTCGTCGTCCCTGGTCTGGTGCTCCCAGTCGGCATAGTCGTCGAGGTCGACAAGCTCGGCCATGGCATCGAGGGCGGCCAGCTCGGCGGCGATACGGCGGCGCTTCACCGGGTGGAATCCGTCGAGGGCGACCAGTTCGGCGCGCAGTTCGGCGGCACGTTCGGCGGCGTGCTCGGCTCCCCAGGTGGCGGCCCCAGCAACAGCGGCCCCAGCAGCGACCAGCACGGCGGCCCGTGGGTCGTCGGCCTCCAGGTGGCTCAGGTCAGGGTGAAGGTAAAAGGGGTTACTCATGCGGCCCCCTCTACGGTGCGGCCCTCCAGGGCCTCCAGTGCGTCGAGGGTGGCGGGCACCGCACACCAGCGGCCCCCGCGCAGCTCCACCAGCCCGGCGGCCTCCA